ATTGTATTATGTACTTATAATAAGGATGTAGAATATTATAATAATAAAAAACTTGACGAAATAAGTTCAAAACCAATAACTTTGGTTGGTAAAGTAGAAGGAAATTTCAATGTTAAGCAATGTGCTGTTGACGAGGTAATAAAAATAAAAATAGGTGCTAGGGTTATGATTCGCTCAAATGATAGAGAAAGCGGGCAATATATCAATGGAACTGTTGGAAAACTTATTAATTTTGATGGTGAGCTTATGGATGTTGAATTAGACAGCGGCTGTATTGTAAGTATAGGCAAGGTTGAGTTCCATTCTGAAAAATATGAATTTGATAAATCATCTAATGAGGTTAGGTCTATGGGTACAGGAAAATTTATCCAATATCCAATATCCATAGGTTATGCCATGTCTATACATAAATCTCAGTCTTGTACTATTGAAGAATATGTCATAGATACAGGTGAAAGAGGAATATTCGACACGGGTCAGACATATGTTGCCTTATCTAGATGTACTAAATTATCAGGTATAAAATTAAAAAGACCATTAGGAATTTCTGAAGTAATGGTTGATAATGCGGTTATGGAATTTATGAGTAATGTAAATAAAAATGATGTTAAAGAATATAAGAAGGAATCGGATGGTTTTGGTGGTATATTCAATAATATAAATGGTCAATTTTAATCATGGTATATAATTTAGGTTTACAGTACTGCAGGTTTAAGCAAGGACAAGAGGTGACAGTACAAGAAATTAAAGATGAAATTATACGTCTTGAAAACTTGAGATTTACCAAAAAGAGTGAGGATTTATCTTTGAAAAAAATCCTCAATTCAATATATGGTGTATTTGGCTTTAGTAATTTTGTACTATATGACAAATATGTTGCCTCATCAATATCAACACAATCAGCTTATGTAATTAAATATACCAAATTTTGGTTCAATAAGTACTTTAAGGAAAGATTTCCATACATATACGATGTTCATAAACAACTTGGAATAACAAAGGTAATACCTGTGACAGGTGATATTGTTATATATGGTGATACTGATTCCATATTTGTTAATTATGGCAAAATTATTAAGAATACTGATTATAAAGGTAGCGTTCAAGATTTCATATTAAAATTAAACGAACTTGACATATATCCCGCACTTGGTCATATGCTTTCGTATTTTATCGGCTTACATAATGGTTTACAGACAAGAATATCGGGTAAGCCATGTCTTAACTTAACATTTGAGCAAATAGTTGGTAAATTCCTTATTACCGCTAAAAAAAGGTATATTAAGGAATCATTATGGGCTGATGGTAATACTTTTGGAAGATATGAAAATGTAAAAGCCGTTGGTCTCGAAATAAATCAGGCATCTGTACCAAAATTTATACGTAATAAATTGAAAGAGATTGTTATTGACTATATTATAAAAGTAGATAATATAGATTATGCGGTAATAATAGAAAAAGTAAAGCAAGTAAAGGAAGAATTTATACATACTGACATAATAAATGTCCTACCCGCACAAAGGGTAAACAATTTGGGTAAATACATTCTTGAAAGTTCAAACAATGAAATAAAGACAATTGCGGGTTCTCAGGCATATATGAGAGCAATAGCACAATATAATAATGAGATTTCCATGTCATCTAATGAGATAAAGCAAAAATATTCTATAATAAAATCGGGTGATAAAGTTCAATGGTATTGGACATCAAATGCATCAACAGATGTGTTTGCCTTTCCGATAGGTGTAATACCACCTCAATTTTTGCAGAAGTTTCCTGTATCATACGATGTACAATTTATGACTAATTATTTAGCATATTTAAATAGAATATTATCAGCAATAGGATTACAAGAAATACCTTCATCTTTAGTGACTTTTAATTCGCTTTGGTAAGTTTTACATTTTCATGTTGTGCTTATACCATGAAAACTGTCTGAGTTCAAGGAAAATGCCTCTCCTGTAGCGGTAAATACAACGAAAATATTGATATTATGGCTAACGAAAATATATACAGTACCGAAAGGGTAGAAGAAATATTAAAAGAATATAATAAAACGGGATACTTACCAAGGAACAACCCATTTTATCTTAAAGATATAAGGAAAAGGAAAGGTTATTTACATTTCCAATATACCGATAAAGAAATAACAGAGCTTGCTAAATTACAAGCATCATGTCTATACTTTGCTAATAATTATGCATATTGTATGACAGATGATGGTATTCAACAGATAAAATTAAGACCATATCAATCAAGAGTGCTTAGACAATTTGAAAGCTATAGATTTAATATATTTTTATCAAGTAGACAATCAGGTAAATGCTTGTCGGGTGATTCAATTATAACTGTTAATAACGAGAATATAACAATTAAGGATTTTTTCGAGAATATTTATTACTACAAAATAAATAAGCCTTTAGCATTTTTATTAAGAATTAAGAGATTTCTTCAAAGAAAAGTAAATAATCAAAAATTAATTAGTACATCAACCATATGAAAAAGTTAAAAATAAACGAGGATTGGAATCCAACAGATGTTGTCTATATTCAACAAAATTCATTATGGACATCATACTCTCCTGGCTCAGGAATGACAACCCAAATTGCGGGTGATCCCTATAAATTTAGAGGGTATCTTACCGATAAGCAAGGTGATGATCATTTTGATTCCAATGTGGCTAATATAGCTAAATGGGCTGATAAACAGGAAGGTATAAAAGTTAAAGATGGTACTACATTATTTAAAATACCTTGTTATTGGGGATATAAACCTCAAAGGGATTTGTCAATTTGGGGTGGTAATGTCAATCCTGATTATTATCTTTGGATGTCATTTACAAAAGCACCTAATTATAATCTTATTAATTTCTTTAAAACTAAAAACGAGGCTTTAGGGTTTCATAAGTAAGTACTATGAAAAAACTTAAAATTTTTGAAGGTGATGCTAACCCTGATACAGATATTACAAAAGAAAAGGTTATTGCAAAATTGATTTCATCAGGAACTGATAAAAAGACTGCTGAAGATGTTGTAATGTACCATTATGACTATGTAATGGATTGCTTTGATAATTTGACCGTTAAAGAGGTTGCGTATAAAGCTTATGCTATATACAACAAGGAAATAGCTACTAAAGCGAAAAATGATGGAAACTATTACAATTAAAAAATATAAATTATTATGAAAAAATTAAAAATATTCGAAAACAATAATTCAGAATCCAAAAATATAAAGGATTTTAATAATGATACATTAAAATCTTTTTTGCAAAAATTACATGAAACTGATGATAAAATAGAGTTTAATAATGCAACAATGAAAGATGTTGATTATATATTGGGATTAGGGTGGGCTGTAAGCCATCCACAAGAAAAAGACATTGTTGGTGAGGTTTTTGATATAACAGTGTCAAATGATTAAATGTAAATTATTATGAAAAAATTAAAAATATTCGAAAGCAATAATAATAGTAGAAATGACAAATACTTTACAACAATTCCTGATAATTTCGAGGGTGATATAAGATTTAGCTGCTTTGAAGGCTCTTATCCTTATATAGAACCTGTTGCTCTTAAAAATACCACTTTGGAGAAAGCCAAAGAAGAGGCTACAAAAAAACTACAGGAACGGATGAATTACAGGAAGACGGATGAAAAATTATGGGCAAGGTTTGAAATAAACAGCGATGGAAATAATGGCGATGGTACTTGGAAAGCTGATTCATCTAAAGACTTGGTTTTAAATCCTTAATTATTTAAAATACTAATTGAGAAGCCTGATAGCAACCTGTCAGGCTTCTCTGTTTTAAATAATTAAAACGCTTTGCCATGAATGATATAGAAATTGAAGTCCTTTATGATTACCTTAAACAATCAAATTCTTTTTTAGAGGATATTTCTGAGTATTCATTTGATATATTATCGGCATCAACTGATATCTCCAAATCAGCTAAATTCATTAAAGATGCTATAGCGGGTGTTGATGCAAAGACTCAAAATGTCGATGCAAAGACTATACAGCAGAATATACAAGCCGAAACAGCCAATACAGTTAATTCACAACAAAGCATGAATATAGGTTCTTATACTGAGGCTGATATTGCTAAACTATCAAAGATAATAACCATATATGCAAAATCAATTAATAAATCAGTTGGAACTTTACCAAAAGACACCAAGAAACTTTCTGAATCCATAAAAGCAGTTGATGTTGGATTTATATCCGCTTTGGGTAAAATGAAAATGAAAGATGCTGAATCTATGGTAAAGAATTTCTTTAATGTTTTAGAATCATTTGTTAAACATCTTAATAAATTTAAAATTAAAAAAGAAATATCAAGCAGAGCTAAAAAATCAATTGGATATGTTAGGTCTACTATAAATGAGGTTAGTAATGTAATGAAAGGTATAAATTTTGAAGGGCTTGATGGATTTGGTCATTCTCTTTTAAAAGTTGCTAGATCAATAACAGGATTTGTTGGTGCATTGGCTATTGGTGGTGCACTATCGATAATAGCAACTCCAGGATTATTGTTCTTTAAATTAGCACTTAGAGTTTTACAACCCGAATTTAAATCTTTAGCAAAAGATAATAAAAAACTTAAAGATGGTGCACAATCCGTAATGTATATTGGTGCGGGGATACTTGCTATGTCACTTGCTATAGCTGCATCAGCATATGCTATTTCAAAATTCTCAATTACAGATATGGTAGTTGGTATGGTAACTGTTATAGGTGTTACTTATATTGTAGCCAAATTTTATAAATACATGGGTCTGAGTGATAAATCAGACCTCAAGAATGGTATTAAAAATATGGTACTTATGTCATTATCATTATTAATGATGACAGGTACTTTTTGGGTTATATCCAAGTTGCCAATAGACTATAAGCAGGTTGGTCTAACAGTTCTTTTGCTTGCGGGTACAGCAGCTTTATTTGCATTGATAGGAATGAAAACCGTATCTGATAAGGTTAAAGAAGGTGCTTTAGCTATAGGATTTGTATCATTGTCATTGTTGCTGTTTGGATTTTCAGTCTGTATAACCGCTAAAATGTTGGCGGGTCAGACTAATGCTATTTGGCAAATACCTTTGATGTTATTCGCTGTAACAGCACCATTTGTAGCTGCAGGATTTTTACTTCCTAAAATAGCTATGGGTGCTTTAGCCTTTGCACTAATTGGAATATCTTTGTGGATAATGAAAAAGCCACTTACAGAGATAGGAAATATGATAGCTAAAAATGGTGGTTTGATTTGGAAGATACCAACATTTATTACAGCTTTAGGGTTAGTTTATGCGGGTGCGGGATTGTTAATAGCACCGATATCTCTAGGTGCTTTAGCAGTTGGATTATTAGCGGGTTCTCTTTATGTATTAGCTAAAGCATTGAAACCAATATCTGAACTTAACTTGGAAAGGGAGCAAATGAGCATATTTGCCGATAGTTTAGGAATAGTAGTTAAAGGTGTTTCTGATGCATTTTCTAATTTGAGTATTGGCTCATTCTTGAAAATAACAATGATGGGTAACAAAGTGGGAGAAGTTGTTGGTGTATTTGCAAGGTCTTTATCATATTGGAAAGCTACAACAACTGATTGGAAGCCTGAGGATGCCAAGACATTAGCTGATACCATATTGGGTGTAACAACGGCTGTGGCGTTGGGTACATCTCCTGAATATATAAAGAAAATGCATGGAATAGATGTTTCACAATGGCAAATACTTAAGGGTATAGCATTTACAATGAGTTTGGGTAGTAATCTTAAAAAATTAGCGGATGGCGTTCTTGTTTGGAAAAATATGAAGTTAAGTCCTGATGATGCAAGAAATATCTCAGATAATATCAATACAATTTTGTCTGTTATACCCGCAACTATAGCAAGGATAGGGAACGATGATATTACTAAACCCGCAACAGGGCTTCTAGGATTTATAACAGGTGGTGCTTGGACAACAACAAATACAGAAAGAGGTATTGATTACGTTAAAGGTATTGGTAAAGCAATGACAAAACTTGCTGATGGTGTTAAAATGTGGAAAGAAATGAAATTAACACCAAATGATGCTAAACTTATTTCGGACAATGTAAATACTGTACTTTCTATTATACCATCAACAATTTCAAAAATAGGAAATGATAATACTATAAAATCTAGCGGTCTTTTTGGGATTTGGAAAACAACAGATACAGAAAGAGGTATTGATTATGTTAAAGGCATAGGTAGGTCACTTTATGATTTGGGTGAGGGTGTAAAAACATGGAAAAGCATGAAATTAACACCAACAGAAACAAAGCTAATTTCTGATAACATAAATGCGGTACTTTCGATTATACCTTCAACAATAGCCAAGATAGGTGATGATACAAAGACATCAAAGCCAGGACTATTTGGTATGTGGAAAACAACGGATACTGAACGTGGTATTAAATATGTTAATGGTCTTGGTGCTCCTTTAAAAGATTTATCAATCGCCGTATTAAATTGGAAACAGGCTAAACTAACACCCGCTGATATAAAACTTATTGAGAAAAATATTACTGAACTTATAACAACTATACCATCGGCTTTTGCAGCAGTTGGTAGGGCTAAAAATAATGACAAGGGATTTTGGGGGATGTTTAAATCGGATGCTGAAAAAGGTATACGTGTTGTAAATAACATGATGTCACCTTTAAAGAGTTTATCGGATGTGGTTTCTAGTTTTTCAGGTACTACAGATATAAAGGATAGAGGAAAGCAAATTGGTGAGGGTGTAAAACAATTATTGGTTGGAAGTGCCATTGGTATGTCGCTTCTTACCACTGATAAAGTTGATATATTTAACAAATTTATAGACCCATTTAAGAGATTTGCTGATATTTATATTAAATTCCTTAAAGATTTAAAAAATGAATCTGCAGGTATAGGTGACTTATCAAAAATTATAGATTCATCAGCTAATTTTTATGATAAATATTCAGCAGCCAACATAAAATCATCGGCTAGTTATAACAGTGTTTATAATTACAGCCAAACCTCACAGCAGCAAGCTGCAAAGCTTGTTGTACAAGCCCCACATAAGCCATTAACAAAAGAGGATAAATACGCACAAATGATGTTGTTGTTCACTGAGGCTACAAGTCAACAACAACAACAAACGAATTTATTATTCAGAGAAATTCAAAAATTGAACTCAAAAATTGAGGGTTTAGTTGGTCACGATGGAAGAATGAAAGTAGGACTAAGTAATAATTAATAAAACAACTATATAGAAAAATCAGAAAATTTTCTAATAAATTGTATATTTAAATTAATTTCCCTTGATATTTCTCTCTTCAAACAATCACGATTGTATGCAGAAATAGCACCTTTGTAATAATTACTAAATTCTGATTTTTCTTTCCATTTTTTAATCATTTCATTTCTTTCTTTCTCAGATAAATATTGTGGTTTATGTGTCCATATTCCATCATATTCTATAAACAAATCCAAAGACTTGATATAAAAATCACAAGCAAATAAATATTTAGTTTCTTTACTATAATATCTTTTATCTCTATATTGACGAACAATATCTGAATATCCAAACAATTCTATTAGATTATAATATATTTCATTCTCCTCTTTAGATTTTTCATAAGAACCATTTTTCTTTTTGGTTTCGTGTATTTTTGATATAGTACTTGATAGATATGACATATTTCCTACACCATATCTTTCCAAACATGTTTTCTCATATTTTCCTTTGAATTCGTCAGTTTGTTGATACCATTCTACACCGTAAATTTTAAGATTTGTTTGCTTTGATTTTTCTACAAAATCTTCTATAAGCATATGATTTTCGACACCATATTTTTTCAAGCATGTTTCTTTATATTTTTCTTTATATTCATCAGTTTTGGAATAATTTTCGACACCATATTTTTCTAAACAAGTCAATTCTGCTTTTATATAATTTTTCTTACAATTGTCTGACCATTTTTCAGATGATTGAAATTTTTTAGCACATATTTTTGAGCAGCAAACCTGATAACAGTATTTGTGTCTGTCAAAATTCGATTGCTTTCCACAAATTTCACAATATTGTATATTAAAATTACTATTAATTATATGCCACATTCTTTGTTTTGGAGTTATGTGTTTGCAACTATCATCTAGAAATGAAGTTAATTCACATATTTTCCTAAATTCACATATTTTAATACTTGATTTGTATGTGTTGTTATTATACCAATTTATTAAATCATTGTACATGTTTTTTAATTTTATTTATTTTAATCTATACGTAATACCAATTTACTAAATAAAGTAAAAGGACATGGGGAAATTAGAAATATTAAATCCTATTCATGCTAATAGTAGATTTCATCAAGGATATCATCACTTGGAAAATCCTGATAAATTAATAGGATATTATAATATGAAATTAGGAATAATTTATAGGAGTGGATTGGAGTTAAAATTCATTCAAGTTTTAGATTCATCATCAAAATGTAAAAGATGGTCATACGAAAGTGATGATCTAATTATTAGCTATCTTAACCCTGTAAAACAAAAAATATGTAGCTACTACCCTGATTTTTATGTTGAAATGGTTGGAAACTCTAATAAACTTACGAAATACATAATTGAGGTAAAATCACGTAAAGATACTGAAAAACCTGACAGGGAGAAATATAAAAGTAAAGAAAAATATTTATATCAGTTGGCTATATCAGCTGTAACTGAGGCAAAGAGAAAAGCAGCCGTTGAATTCTGTAAAAATAAAGGTATGCGGTATGAATACATTACGGAAGACTATTTTATTAAGAAATGACATGACAAACTGACATATATGGTAACTGACAAGTTACACGACATTTTGTCATATAAGTTTGTAAAAAGATGTTAATAGCAACGCTTTATTTGTTAAAGATTGTTAAAGGTGTATGAATTGACATATATGATAACAAATTTGGCACGACTTTTGTAGTAAAAGAGGAAATAATCAATAATTTAAAAAATAGAAATTATGACTGCAGCAGAATCAAAAGCCAAATCTTTAAAAGTTCAATCTTTAAAGAATTTTATAGGCGAAAATAGTGAAGAAATTGGTGTGTCAAAGGTTGATTCATCAACTATTAAGGGTGTCAAATACATTTCAATTCCTCAGGAATTAAGGGTATCAACGTCAATCTTTAAAAAAATAGGGATTGTAATACGTTATCATAACAATTTTTATTATTTATCAATAAAATAATATAAAATTATGGCTAAAAACATTATAATTAATAAAGCTGTTTCAAACGATAACAAAATAGAATTCAGAGCTTTGGGATTGTATAATGAATGGTTCTCATTCAACGCTAACAAAGAAAATGGTTATTGGAATCTTATAAGAAGAATAGGAATGGATAAATTTCCTGTTGCTCAAAAAATACTCACAATAAAAGAAATTTATAAACTTGCAATACAAAATTGTAGTAAACACTAATTATAAACTAATTTAAAAATATAGGAACTATGGTAGAAATCACTGATTGCGTAAAGACAACTAAAAATGATTATGAACTAATAACTAAAATTATTAGCAGAGCAATAGAACTTGTTAGGTTTGTACATTTAAATGAACCTATAAACCGTGGTTCATCACTAATGGATTTTGACAAATGTCATACTCACGGAAACCCTATTGATTTCAAACAACTTTTGGAATCAAATGATTCTGATTTTTATCATGATTTCTTTGGTATTAGAAACAATATTAACAGAGAAAATGGTATGCTAGAAAATAATTTCTTACCAAGGTGTTCTAAATAAAAATTTAATTTAACATAAGTATAATTTGAAAAATGGGGATTATGGAATATAAAACAGGTAATAAAATCTTAGATATTAGATTAAAAGTAGCTATTGATTTCGAAACTAAAAATTACTATAACTTGTCTGATACGTACAAAAAGAAATTCACACTTCAACAATGGATTGATACGCAGGTTTTTGGTAGATTGTTTTTAACAGGAACTAAACATAATTTCGTTTGGTCTAAATTTTGGCAAGAATTTTATGAGCAGTGTTATTCCATCGCCTTTCAAGTAGTCAAAGACAGAGATATGGCTGACATAATTGTATGTAACCAATTTGACGCTTTCAGAAATAGGAAAAAATACGGCAATGCTGATCTTTATGATTTAAAAAAGAGTCTGAAAACCAAAATAGAAAAACTATCAAAAACATATGATGATGTTGATGCCGCAATTTTAAAGTCATCTATATTATTATTGAAAACCAAAATATCAATTTTAGAGGATAAATTAATTAATTTTCATTTTGAAGAATTAGAATACGCCAATAAATCACAAGATGAAATTTACGCATTAGAACTCCAAAAATTAACATCTTGTGATACAACCCTCCAAAATAATGAAATAAATCCAAACGGTTGGTTTAAACCTAAAGAGCCAATAGCGGGTTATGTTCTTATGGCTATAAGACATACAGCAATGATGGAATATAACAAAGTTAATTGTGGTAAAGTTATCAATATTTCTAAAATCATTTCCAATTCGTCAAACAAGACAATATCTGAAGGTGATTTTACAGACATAATAGCTGAGGTTAAAAGCGAGGTTGATGAAATCTATGAAATCTATAATACCAATTTAACTGAATTCAGTATGAAATCAGAGGAAGATTTCAAACATGAAGAAATAGACCTAATACCAAAAAAGAAACTCAAAAGGGCAAAGGAATTATACGAGTTATCCAAAAACCCTGATATATTGATTGACTTCTTTTTCAATGATCTAACACACAACCAATTATTCAAGAAATATGGTTTTAATACATCGGGTGCTGTTAAGTCAATAGTGTCAAGGGCTAATAGGTTTGTCGTTTCCGTAATAGCCAACGAGATAGAAACAGAAAAGATAACCAACAGGGAAGCAGATAATGGTACTGTCAGATTTTATTATCCAAATACATACGGATGTCTTAAAGAAAGCTGTGAAATTAATAACAAGCAAAGACATGGTGAAAATATTCTATACTTTGAAAATGGCAATATCAAAAAGAAAAAACATTGGGAAAACGGGAAATTGGTAGGTGATTTTATTACATATTACGAAAACAAAAAAGTAAAGCAAAAAGGACAATTTGATAATGGTGAGAAAATAGGCAAATGGTTTAATTATGATGAATCGGGTAAAATCGAGGAAATCAAAATTTATGGCGATGATAACTGTTACTCATATATCATTTATGATGAATTCGGGCAAGTAGAGGAAAAAGGACATATCAACGGATTTGGTAATCAAATAATAGATTTCTCAAAATCAATTTATTAATGAAAATAATATCGACATATAAAGTGACATACCAAAACGGTATGTCACAAATAAAAAATCTCATAGAGCATGAAGATTTTTTAAATGATATAAAACCTACTGATGTACAGATAGATGCTTTGGAATCAAAGAAAAAATTTAAAGAAACAAATTATTTAAAGAAACAATTAAAGGAAAAATACGGGCAATTTTGGTTTACTAATAAATCACCAATGTACTATGCAATTGAAAATAATGTATTGGAACTTTATAATGGAAAATCGATTTCAGTAATAATGGAAAAGTTAAAAATTTGACTGACATACATGGCGAACTGACATACATATTAACTGACAGGTGACATGACAAACATGTCACCTGTCAGTTAAAAAATGTTAAAATTATGCTTTTTGTGTTAAGGTTTGTTAAGGTTTTATGAATTGACATATATAATAACAAATTTGGCATGATTTTTGTAATAATTTTGGAAATAATTTAAAAAATAGAAATTATGAAAACAGAAATCCTCTCAGCAGAAAATCTTTATAAAATTATTGGCGTTTTATTTGTAATTGGATGCTTATCGTTTTATTGGTTGCGTGTAATTCAGGAAATAATTTAATAAATAGAAATTATGGCAACAGCTAGAGCATTAACAGCCTCTGAATTGAATGCTAAACTAATTAGCTTTGGATTCAAACCCAATCAAGGAATTAAAATTGAAAATGATAATAATTACAACGCAGACAGAATCATTTTTGGTGAAAATACTAAAAATGGTGATAGTAGCTTGGGTCTTTACATTTTCAAGCCTATGAAAGGTTATACAGACTGTGGAAACCTCTATTGTGTTTGTTGGTATTCTAAATGTAAAGCAGCACAGAAGCATGAAATAGTAAAATTGATAGAAAAATCGTTAAATATAAAAATAATTTAAAAAATACAAATTATGAACTCAGCAGAAAATTACTTATCGTTATCAAATTTGCTTGAAATTAGGGAAATCATTCAAGAAGAATTATTAAAAAGGGGTTTTACAGCACCTATACTAAAAATTGAAGAAACTGTTGACATAATGGGTTCTCATCACATTGAGCTTTCCACAGCTTATTTCCAAACCACACCCGTAATATTCAAAAAACTACGTATCACAAATTTTAATACCTCTGTAAGTATTGGTAAATTAAGTGATCTAGCCACAAATGCAACTCCAAACCTGCTTGACAAGGATTATGTTATGGTATGGGTCACTACTAATTTATCTTATGAATCTTTTGGTGGTGGTTCAAATGGATTAAACTTACTTAATTTTTGGTTTAACGTTTTTGGAAAGAAAAAATTCGACGTTAAAATCAGCCACATAGATTAATTATAAAATATCCAATTATAAAATACAAACTAATTTAACAATAACAATTCATTATTATGACAAAAGACGAAGAAATAAAATTACTAACCAAACTATGCAACTCTGATAGTTATTTTTCACAGTATTTCGGTAAAAGTCTTGATTTGATGATTAACAATATCAATAACGATGTGGCTATAGAAAATGGGCTTCCGTTTGAAGCTAAGGAAACATTTTTGAAACACGAAATAAAAACCTTGGAATCTTCAATTTTATCATTGGAATTAATCCATAAAGATGAAATTGCAGAAAAAGAAAAGCAAATATTGGCAGAAAAAATGGGTTGGATGGATTTTCTGCTAGTTAAAGCGGAAGAATTAAAGGATGATGGTCTTGAAATCATGGTAATAGAGGAAATAGGGTTGGATATGGTTTTAAAACGTAAACGCATATTGGAACTAAAATTATCTGAAACACAAATTGATTACTTAATATCAAAAATTTAATTTAACAATTATAATCATGGCAAAAGCAAATTTAGTAAAAACAGCACAGAGTAATATTTACTCAAGGGGAAAAAGGGTTGAATATACATCATTAAAAGGTAAAAGAGAGGGGCAAATACTTTCTAAAATTGACCGCACACAACCATATGACGAAACTGACACAGTTTTAATCAAAAAGGGTGAATCTTATTATTGGTGGCAGTTTTTACATGGTGGTAAAAATATAAGTAAAACACAACCAAGACAATCACAACTTACACAAAGTGAATTCATGTCATGTTATTATTCCATGCAAGAGCAAATTGAGGACATTTCGGTTATAACTATAACTAATGCTGAGGAATTATCTGAATTTATTGAAAATATCAAATCCAATGCCGAAACTCTCCGTGATGAAACCCAAGACAAATTGGATGGTATACCTGATTCTTTACAGTCCTCACCAACAGGTGAACTTATGCAAGAACGTATTGATGAAATGGATGAAATAATATCACAATTTGACGATATTGATGTAGAATATGATGAAGACATTGATGATATTAATACAGATGTTGCTAATGATTTGGATATCAATACAGGTGTAGATGGTTGGGAAAAAGAACTACCCGAAGAAAATGTAAATGATAAAAAGCAAGAAAAGCTTCAAGAGTGGGTTGATGAAAGAATCGAAGAAATTAGAAATGTTTGTTTTAGCTTTTAAAAATATATAAAAATGAAAACTCATAAAGTATTAGATTTAGTTTATACAGTTGAAGAAGGTCAAGACTGTTTCGATGGTACAAATCAGGAATGTAATGATTTTGTTGTATTACAACCTAACAATTTCATGTATAAAATTGTTCCTATGACACAGGAAGAAATTGAATCACATCCAAACAACAAACAGATTAAGGTTGTAGGTTCAATTGATCTTTCCAAGTTTGAAAAACCCTCAAAATCAGTTAGGGTTTTGAATTTAACAGGACTTTCCAAAGAACAAAAAGAGGAAGCAATAAAAACTTTGGATAATGCCATGAAATTAGAACTATATAGACCAAGGCGTTCAGCATTAATGTTATCAAGACCAAAACTTGAAATTAAGAAGAAAAACTTGGACTTACCCAAATTGGCTGTTATTTACTCAAAACTTAAAACTGAATTTGGTGACCCTGAACCAGATGATGTCAACAGGGCTTTTAATCTTATTAAGGAAATTGAAAAGACTGAAAAAGGTCTTAATTTCCTTAACCATTTAGCAAGGGTATTCAATCCTTATAGCTTCAACCATATGTGTAAAGTTGTTGATGATGGCTCTGTTTGTTGTATTACTAACAAAAAAATCGTAGGTTTAATACCACTATCACAAAAATTGGTTGAGGCTACAAGTGTTGTGTTTGTGGCTAAAAAAGCACTTGGTAAACTTTCACAAAAGGAAATTGATAAAAGAAATAAAAATTTTGAGGAAATGCCTGAGGAATATAAAGCTCAAAGAATAGGCTATTTCTCACTCAAATCCGATAAAAAGATTTCAACCGCAGGATTTATAGCATTAAAATATTATTTGTTGGAAGATACCACAAGACTATTAAAATTTGAGGTAAAACCACCATCTGTTGAAGAAATACTTGGCATTGATAAGGAAACCCCAAGCGAATATAATGAAAGACAAAGGAAAAACAAGCTTACATCACCCGATAGAACAATTTTCGGTCTTGATGAAAGCAATCTTTCCAAATTACAGGCATTAAGAGAAAACATGTAAATTTTAAAAATGCCTCTCCTGATACAGGAGAGGCATTTTTCTTGCCTTTCACTATATTTAATGGAATTAACAGTTTTTATAAAAATAGAAAAACAAAGAGAATAATGGAAAAACAAATAATAAATATGGAAGGAGTTTTTGATAACTTTAATATGAAAGTCGGTGAGGTAAAGAAGCTTGGTTTGGCTAGGTTATCAACTTTTGAATTTTCAAACAAGAAAAACCCATTATTTAACTTGAGAGCAATAAGAGATGGTGGGTTGAACTATATGAATGATGGTAAGTACATTAGACTTAATGTTGACGGTGAGCTTATGATGACAGATACAAAAATGGAAATGGTTACAAATACCGATTTTTGTAATAATGCTAATGGTAGAGTTATGGTAGCTGGTCTTGGTATTGGTTTGATATTACAAAACATTAAAGACAAGGTTAAAAGCGGTGTAGTAACAGAGATTGTTATTATAGAAAAATATCAAGATGTAATAGACCTTGTTTCACCAATTTATGCTGATATGCCAATAACCTATATTTGTGCCGATATTTTGGAATATAAGCCATTAAAAGACGAAATTTTCGACACAATTTATTTCGATATTTGGGCAATAGCTGATTTTGAGGTAAATTTACCTCAGATAAGTATGCTTCATAACAGGTGGAAATATAATAAAAATAAAAGCAATCCTAAATGTTGGATGAATTCTTGGATGCAAAAATGGATGCAAAAAGAAAATCGTGATTACAGAGCTTGATCATAAATTAAGATATAAAATTATGTCAGAAGTAAAAATAAAATTAGTTGACAATAATATTGCTGTGGAATTCATCTTACAAAGGTTGTATTTCAGTGAATTTCAAATTATTGATGGACTAAATCAGCACCCTAATGGAATCAATTTTTATAAATGGTTGCTTAATAATGATTTGATTTTAAAGGAAGAATATGACAGAATTACTGATAAAATACAATCTGAATATGATGAATAATTAATATTAATGCAAAATAAACTATGAAAGAAATGAGTGATAATACTTTCGGTAGAGATTTTTATATTTCAGTTAATGAAAGTAAAAATCTTGTAATTATTTGTAAAAATCCTGAAACTCATTTAATAAGTTGGGATGATCTCTGTGATATGAAGAAACGTTATCTTTATAAAGTTGGTCAAAGGATACTAACACCATTTGGGATTCAGACAATCAAGGATATCAAATATGATAATGGCACTATTCATGGTTATGAATGGCTGATTATGGTTGAGGAAAATGGAAATCAATACAAGCCGTGTGAACTTATGGGTATAGTAAAGAAAACTATTACTTTACAAGATTTTAAATCTTTCATGCCCACAGATAAAGAACAAATAGAACATTTCACCTGTCATTATAACAATTTAAATTGTCCATACATTAATATAGATGGACACTATACTAAACAATGTAATCGTTGTGAACATTATAAACCTCAATATTAAAAAGTGCTGATAATAATTTAAAAATGATCTAAAAATAGAAATTATGAAAAAATCATCAATTTACACTATCGAAGTTTATAGTTCTATAAATGAAAAATTTCATAGTGTTTCCAATACTTTTGAAAACTCTTTAAAGGCATTGGAACTAATAATTTGTAACTTACAATTACAAAACAAATTAGGGCATTATCAGGCTTTCATTCAAGAGGTAAAATTTGATGCAAACGGAATATTAGTACTAAAAATCAATAAGGATAAGTACAGTATGAATGTTTTAACAGATTTTGTTTTAACAGATAATATTAATCAATTTAATATAATTGCAAAGGATTTGATAACCAAAATGAATCTTCGTAAAAAATTTAATGTTGCAATTTAAAAATAAGTATTATGGACTCTGTACAGAAAAATGATTCAAAGGAAATCTTAAAGAGTGAGGAATACAGCAAACTGATATTAACCAAAGATAATATCAAAATAGGTGACTTATTTATAGATAGTGGAGGAGATACATTAGTAACTATAAGCAATATATTTGAAAAAGATGGTTCTACAAATGTCGAAATATATACGGTTGATATTGATACTCTTGAACCAATACATCATTGGACAACAAAAAATATAGCAACGTTTATAAAAGAATACTCGCACAGATATATTCCTGATTTCGAGGAATACAAGAGAAAAGCTCAAGAATACTTATATAACGGAAAACCTTTTGAAATCAAGAAAGAGCAAACGGAAAATGAATACGGACTTGTACACAAAACAAGTAAAGTAGTTCTTGAAACCATGTATAACGGTATTGAAATTCAACAACGCCAACTTGAAATTTTAAGAAATATGTCATTGCTTCTAATAAATCATCAAAAATCATCTTTAGACAAAATAAAACGAAAGATGGAGACACAAATAGCCATATTTGCAAAAGAAATGCAAAAGATCATGAAGGTTATAGGAATGATTGAACTTTATATGGGAATTGAGGAAGAACTTTATCAATTGACTAGTGGTGAACCTGCGGGTAAGGATGAACCATTGGCACTTAGACAACTTGTTATATTTGCGGATGAAGAAGTTGGCAATTGTGATGATGGTGGTATAGATTATAATCAACTTGATAAATTTGATGAATGGCTCATTGAAAATAATAGATACAAGGACATACTTCCTGAGGTAAGGGGTATTGTAGCATTAAAGCCAAGGCGAAAAGATAAAGAATACACCACAAATGCAATGGAAAATGCAATGATTAATGTTTGGAATCATCAAACATATTTCCTAATAAGGAACGGTGATAATATATACCGAATTTGCTCTCCTAATATTGGTATAGGAGAAACAATGTTTCCAAAGAAAGCGGAACTAGAAAAATTAATGAATGATTCCTCTGAGCACGAACAGGAAATGTTTAATGACAAATATATGAAAATGTTTTTGTTTGTTCAGGGGCTGCTTGATAGAACCGAAATATTTTTACCAATACAATCGGGTATTAAAGTTACAGATATAGAAAACGGGGGGTTGAGGCTTATATACGATGCCGAAGGTGCACTTACAGATGGTAGATTGTCATATGCTAATTGGGTAAAAGAAATAAATTTTAATGTTGGTCGTGGAAGTAGAATTATTCTTTCACCAACATACGGCGGAAATTCTTATAACGATAATGAAAATCATAATTATAAGAATTATAATAGAATACAAGAAGGATTTGTTCCATATTATGCTAACAAATGGAGCTGCCCTGCATTTCCACAAGATGGGTTATACACAATTGAAGAAATGAAAACAGATGTTTATGATAGCGAATTAAAAAAAAGAAAAGATATAAAAGTGCCTGTTATAAGGTATATGCCTGATAGGCAATCATTTTGGTATTATAAGGAATCGGAAAGAAAAATAAGGGTAACATGGGCAATAAGCCTAGAGAGAAGCGTATATTTGAATTATGATAGGATATGCGTTGATGATATAGAATATTATCTGAATTCAAGGCTTGAAAGAAAAAATTACATAAGCATGCTTCCAATACTCAGAAATATAAAGAAGCATTTAATTGCAGAACAAATTAAAGAAAACGATTTTAAATTAATGCTTAAGGGTATGATTTTGAGGAAGCACCCTACAATGCCTGAATCAGTGATGGAGCAATCAGTAAACGAGGCAATAGATTGGTGGAAATATAAGAACATTTGGAAACGACCAATAACACAAGATGATAAAAAAGCAGTAATAATGATTCAACAAAGATTAAAAATATAATATTATGGCAAAAAGGGAATTTAAAGTATTCGATGAATCTTTATTAAGTAATAGAGATTTTCATCTTACAAATCTTAATAAGTCTGATGGTAAAAACTATTCTTTATATACACTGCTAGCAGACTATTTGGCAATGTATGGTATCTATTTTCGTGGTGGTACAACAATTTGTGATTCATACAAAAATCATACCAACATTAAAGTTAATGGCTGTACTCTTGATAAGGATATTCCTGTTGAAAATATAGGTATAATAAAACAAATGTACGGGTATGATTTAGCACTTGTTAATATATGTTTAGATAATAACGATAGCAGAGAATTTGCTTTTTGGTTTAATATAGATGATGAAAGTTGTGAATTGGAAAAACTTATTTTTGGCTCTGTTAAATGGAGCAAAAAATATAAAAATTTCGAGGAAATGATGAAAGATGTAAGGCAATACGATATAATTGATGGAATAATACATGGTGTCCCAAAAATAGAACCATTTTATATAACTTTCGGTCAACATCATAGCCATACTCATGGCTCAATAATATTGGATAAGGATTGTGTTGGTGTAATAAAAGCAGAATCCTATGAGAGAATGAGAGAAATAGCTTTTGAATTATTCAACGGTGAATTTGCTACAACATACACAAAGGAGCAGATATTACCATTAATGCATTTCTTTCCAAGAGGAACAATTGAATTAAACTAATATTGTATGGATAATAATGAAGAAATTTTAGAAGGTAATAAATTGATATGCGTATTTGCATGTAATAAGAACCCTGATGGCTCTATTGATAGCAATACTGTAGGTGGATATCCTATTGGAACTATGCATTTTAATATGTTTAGATGTCCGATAAATACTATATATCCGTTTGATCATGAGTATTCTTATGCTAATTTTGGTAGATGGAATTATGATTTTAGTTGGTTAATGCCTGTTGTAGAAAAAATTGAATCAATGGGATATGTGTTTCACATAATTGGATGCTATTGTAAAATAACTACTTGTGGTTACATATGCTGTGAATACAAAGAAAATTCTAAAATGGAGGCAATTTATAAATCATGCGTTAACATTATTAAGCAGATTAATGCCATAACTTAAAATGTAAAATTATATGCAAGTTTTTGAAGAAACAAATAACAAGACAGATAAAGTGTTTATCATGCTTGAGGCTATAGAGGCAGCAATGATGATTGATGCCATAGAGAAATTTTCCAAGGAAAATCCAAGGAAAACAAAACTTAAAAAATTTTCATCAGATGTGTTGAAATCAATTCCATATAAAAAATACTAAAACATGAATACAAAACTGAAATTAAGGAAGATGGTATTCTCAAAGGATGATGATACTATAAAATATGTTTTTTTAAGAAATAGCACCTCTGCCACATTAGAATTTTCTTATATAAACAAAAAAGATGGCAAAAATATTATTTGTGTTCCGTGTCAGACAATGTGTAACATTGGATGTAAATTTTGTCATACCAAAGAATATATAGGAATAATCAATGTTACACCAATTTCGGCAGATGAATTGGTTGAGGGTATTGAATATATTTATAATGATTTGAAGTTGGATAAAAACCCAAAGACGCTTTTAGTTAGCTTTATGGGGTGTGGTGAGCCTATATTAAACGTTAAGAATGTTATTCAGTCCATGTCACGAATAAGGGATAATTATCCTAAATTATATGTTCGTTTTGCTATTGCTACATCTTTACCAAATTATGCATCAATGGAATTTTTTAGACTATCAAAGCTTATAAAATCTTATGAACTTGATGTAAAATTACACTTATCTTTGCATTATACAAATAACGAACTTAGGAAAGAATGGATGCCGAAATCAATGAATATAGAATCTACATTGGCTGCAGGTGAATTTTATAGAGTATATACCTCTAACAAAGTTGAAATACATTATGCTTTAATTGATGGCATAAATGACTCAGTAGAAGATGCTGTAATATTGTGTAATCTGCTTAAAGGTAAGGACTTTAATGTTAAATTTTTGTTCTATAACGAAAAAACATCTTTGGGAATGCATCCATCAGAGATAGCAAAATTTGAAATGTTCCAAGAATACCTTAACCAAATTGGTATAAGTTCTGAATATTATAAACCGCCAGGACTTGACGTTGGTGCTTCTTGTGGTCAATTCTTGATGGATGAATATTTACAACCCGAAATATAAAATAAAACAAATTAATAGGTATTGTTGTAAAAGATGCTGTACATTCGGTAGCACTTAGATTCAGCGGGTTTGGTTCGATTCCAAAAAGCATTGATTAAAAGACGTTTTGATCACGACAATACTTATTAATTTAAGTTAAAAATGTTAAATTAATTATAAAATTATTATGAATATTAAAATTGTCAACAAATCTACAAACTCATTACCTAGATACGCCACTATTTTATCTGCGGGCATGGACTTACGTGCAAATTTAGAAAGCCCTATATTACTCAAGCCTCTTGACAGAAAACTTATACCAACAGGTTTATTTATTGAATTACCTGAGGGATATGAGGCTCAAATACGACCAAGAAGCGGCTTGGCAATCAAACATGGAATTACGGTACTTAACAGTCCTGGAACTATTGATGCCGATTATCGTGGTGAGGTTTGTGTAATTTTGGTTAATTTATCAAATCAAGACTTTGTAGTTGAACATGGAGAACGTATATGTCAAATGGTTGTAACCATATATAAACAAGCCGAATGGGAAGAGGTAGAAATATTAAGTGAAACTGTCCGTGGTGATGGTGGATTTGGTCATACAGGCAAAAAATAATATGGATTTACCTATTAAACCTTTTGCAAATAATTTATGGTTGTGGAAATGTGAATTGCCTGAAAATGAAATTGATTTTTCAGAAATTGCAAAGGAAGTTCATGAATGGAAAAAAGCTGAATCTGATAGACTGAAATATGAATCATGGCTGAAACAGGAAGAAGAATTTAAAGTTTCTGAATGGTCACCCGAATTTGAATCTTTAATGCGTTCACACTTGATTATGGGTGCTTATAGATATGGAAAATTAGCACATACTAAAGAACAACAAGCCGAAAAAAAATATTATGATTACATAGGTGAGATTATTAAACGTGCTAAATTGTATTTGGAAACAGGCAACAAAGCCTATCTTGTAGATATAGCTAATTCATCCATGATTGAATTTGTACAAGAAGGAAATCATCCAAACCCACGATTTATTTTAGAGGATGATATAGTACATTTTGATTTAACTTTAGAAAAATAATTTGATAATATTATGTTAACAAAGATATAAAATATAAAATCCGATAAAGTTCGGTACTAGTATTAACTAAATCTATTAAAATGAAGTTAACTTACAAGGTAATTTCCATAATTTTTGTATTACTAATATTACAATTAATTTTATTCAATAATACCCCTAAAAAAATAATCACAAAGCCTGTTATAACCAAATCATTAAAGCTAATAAATTGGGAAAAATTGATTTGGTCTATAATTTTTATTGAGTCCAACAATGATGATGATGCTAAAAATGTAGGAAATTGTATTGGATGCCTTCAAATTACCCCAATATATGTTAAAGAGGTAAATAAAATTCTAAAATCAAAGCACTCAAATCAAGTTTATACAGTTTCAGATAGATATGATAGAGAAAAATCAATTGAGATGTTTGAAATATTCCAAAATCATAAAAATCCAAATCGTGACTTTCATATGGCTATAAAATTACACAATCCAACAGCAAGTAAATCATATGAAAATAAAATAATGGAACTATACAGAAAGTTGAATTGACACTATTATAACTTATTAAACATAAAATAGAAAACAAACAATTAAAAACAATCATTATGAGAAATTTCTTAATTTTACTAGTTTTAGCTTTTTCCATGGCTCTGACATCATGCCAAAACTATTCAAGTGGCGAACGTGTAGGGGTAATTACTAAATTATCAGAAAAGGGTGCTGTTTACAAATCGTTTGAAATTGAAATTAAAATTTCACCCAATATTGCCCAAAGTAATCAGGTAATTGGAAATTATGAAACATTTCATGCATCAATTGATAACAGTAATACAATTAAATGTGAAACACCTATTGATTCCATTGAATCTTATATTTCCAAAGGTACACCAATTATTATACAATATCAACAGGTTAAATATTTAAATCTGTTTAAGAATAGGGGAGAAACCAATTACTTTATAAAAAGTGTTAAACCCACAAGTAAATAAGTAAACACCGTTAAGTTTAACGTGTGAAAATCAAACTATTGTTTAATTAAAAAGAAAAAAAAACATGAAAAAGCTCTTTGGTATTCTACTGATGCTTGTTTTTAGTTTTGCTCTTTCAGCCGCCATTGCTGCACCGAAAGGTTCTCCGCCAACTGAAAAGCAAATTGTAACGGTCCAATCTACTGTGGTAGTTGACCAAGTTGTAAATTTTACAATCACCACACAGGTAAATGTTGTCCTAAATTATTGTGTTGAAAAGCAATTAATTAAAAACATTGATACACAGAACGCAATAAACCATGGTTATGTCTACACTTGTACAAATAAAGATTATGGAAGTGGAAATATAAATTGGATAATTGAAAAGTACGATAAAATTAGTTTACCGCCTATACTACCTTTTATGTCTGCCATAATTACCTAAGACCCGCCAAACACTCTGAAACATTAAGCGGCTGCTCTTTTTTGAGCATATGGGATTATGGTAGTATAACAGCCACAGAAGCTGTGAGTGGTTAGCAGAATCAAGATAAGATATCCGGATTTAAAATACACTACCTCTTTGTGAACAATAAAAAGTAACTCAGAGGTTCTTTAAGGTGGTAGGCAATACATGTAACTTGCCATTTTTGCTCCCTTAGCTCAGTTGGTCAGAGCAAAACACTCATAATGTTGAGGTCATAGGTTCAAGTCCTGTAGGGAGCACAGACTGTTTATTAGATACGACTATAGAGAGAATATTGCATCTCTCTAATCTATGAACGAAAGGATGGTTAGTCCCATCCTGAGAGATACAGGATAAAGAGTTATTCTGATATAAAAAGTGAAAAATCGGGGGTGCTTGGTTTTGATTGCGGTTTAGGGTGGTATAAGTTCAATGGAGATTATCAGTTCTCCTTTTAAAAAGGTAAACCAAATAACAGGCAAAAATACAATCAAATCATTGGGTAACAAGGTTATTGCAATGATATCTCCAAGAGTAGTAGCATTTGCTGCTTAAGGAAGCCTAATTTAGTTTTTTAAAGTTTGCCGATGTCATAAATCGGATGGTGGACTGCACTGTTTCCAAACAGTACCCAAATTCTTATAAGATGCTGAAAGGTGGTAAGATTAACCTCATGCACTAAGTTGTAAAAAGACTTGTATTAACCAATCGTAAGACGAGTGTTCGACTCACTCCACCTCCACTTTAAGTAAATTGGCTGTAATCTTTGAGATTACAGCCAATTTTGTATTTTGCAACTATATTTTGGATTGACACAATTATAAGATATCGAATATAAATAATTAAAATCTATCTAGCTTATGTTTAAAAATATATTCCAATTGTATAAACTGTTGACTGAAAATGAGGTCTTCATAGCTAATTATACGTTCCCTAATGAAAATACCATAATAGATAGACTTTCAAATAAATACACCAAGTCAGAAACCTTTGTTTTTTCAGATTTTGTAAGAATCGAGGATATGAAGTATAAAGCTAATGAAATCACAGTGTCGTTATTACTTAAATATAATGTTTTGATAATACTTGAGGATGGTGGTGTGATAATAGAACCTGTTAATGATATATTGACTATAATTGAAAGTGGAAAACATATTGTATCAAATATCAATCTGCTTTCTAAAGAGAATGTTAGAAAACTTATAAATAATACATTCTTTAAATCAAAACAAAATCAAAACCTTGCCGATGTAGAATATTTTGTGAACATAAAAGATATTTGCCTTGATTGTGTAAAACTCAGCAACATAAATCATTCAGAAATATTTATAATATGGAAAAAATTAATAGACGAGAAGATAAAGCTTGTTAAGCAGCTTGGAATAACTACATCGTTTGATGTATACAATCCATATGAAAATAAAACATATAAAATGTCATTTAATCCTAATACTTATAATGCTTTCCTTAATGTAGATCAAATATTAGGCAATATAAACAAGATAGATTATTGGCTAGCTAGAATAAATTATACATCATTTTTGGGCGATAAGCATCAATTTTTGAAGCATACATTAGTAAATTAACCTATATGGATACTCACCAATGTTGTATGTGTGGAAGACCCGCTAGTATTATTTTAAAAAGAAATAAAAAATGGTATTGTGAGCTATGCATTGAGAAAGCTAGAAACAGAAATAATAAACCAATTATAAAAAAGAAAGAACAGAGCCGTAATGATCAATGTAATTGTGGTTCGGGGAAAAAATACAAATATTGTTGCTTATTAATTAAAAATAAAATCATTTAAAATAAAATCATGGATAAAGTTACTGAAAACATTCCAAAGAAAGGTGAAATTGTTAGCAACCCCGCTAAATGGACATCTAGAGAGAAGAAACATTGCAAGATCAGTTGGACTGAAAAGCTAAATGTAGGAACTAAAGCGGAGAAGGAAATACAACATTCATTAATACCAAAAGAATGGTGTAAACTAGTTACAAAAGGATTGCCTATTTTTAAAAATGGTTTGGGGATTATTGTTGTTCACGCTGAATATGCCTTTAAGGAATACATGTCGGGTGGGTCATTCGAGGAATCAATCGAAAAGGTAAAAATTTATGCTGATAATGTAAGGAAATCTTACATGGAGCAAGTAAGGAAATTCAGGCTTGAAACATTTATTAAGATTTGTGAGCAACACTACAATAACAATAACCTTGAAATAACTGTTGAAGAACTCAAGCTTTACCAATTTACCGATTTGGAAATAGATGTATTCACAAAGCATTTATCTGAAAATGGGGTTATTGATATTTCAGAGATAGACGGTAAAAAGATGTATATGCTTAAACAGCTTGATGCAATTGATAATGAACTTGATGGAAGTCAACCCGAAATGATGGATGATAAAATTATAGATGAAGTGTCACAGCCTATCATAGTTGATAATGAGTCAAATGGAAGTCAACCCGAAATGATGGATGATAAAATGATGGATGAAGTGTCGCAGTCTGTAGTAATTTAATAATGATTTATATAGGTGCTTGTGCTATTTTTTGCTTGGTTTATAACACAAGCACCAAAATAAATAAATAAAATTAATTACCATTATGGAACTAACAAGATTTCAACCGACCAACCAAGTTTCTGACATACCTGATATGTTGAATGCTGCATTTCAAATCTTAGAGGATACGTTAAATCCTATTCTTCAAATTATAAATACTACCACCAAAACAATAAATTTATCAGGTCTACAAGGTACTTTACCTAATAAATCAATAATAGCTGACAATATAATACTCACAGGAACTAGTGGTAATGTATTGGTGGTTTCACCTGATGGTGTAACCATCAAATCATCTATTGACAAAGATGGTGATTTCACACCTGCAAATATACAAACTGTTTCAGGTACTACGGATACAGAGAAATTAACATCTTTGATATTAGCACTTAAAACATTGGGATTAATACAATAATCAATAAAATTTATATCGACATCTAACCTAATGGATGCCGATAATGTATTGAAAAGTATGAAAAAACTGCAGATATTCAAACCTGATTTAGAAGGATTCCTACTCAACCATGTGGAACTCAATCCATCTAAATCTCAAATAGAATCGGGAGAATATGACAAAGCTGCAATTATTATTCAGGGGATGAATATAACCATTGAAAATCCAAAAGGTTCTACACGTTCGGGTGTTGATGATAATGGTAAAAAATGGTCAACGGAAATGAAAAATCATTATGGGTACTTTGATAATACACATGACAGAATAGGAGAAGATATTGATGTATTTATAGGTGATAACACCAATAGTACTATGGTATATGTTGTAGATCAGATAGACCCTTTAACAGGTAAATTTGATGAAAGTAAAGTAATGCTTGGATATAACAGCCATCAAGATGCTAAAGAATCATATTTGAATAATTATGATAAAGATTGGAAAGGTTTTCAAAATATAACACCCGTACATATAGATAAATTCAAAGAATGGTTGTATGATGGCGGAAGGCAACTTATACCATTTCATAAATATCTCGATACCCCAAAACCAATATAAATAAGATTAACGTTGTTGTGCTTCTATATAAAGATGTATGGTAACATTAAATTTGGTTCACGGCTGTGATATAGATTCCTGTGATCTATACAAAACAGGGTTCTGCTATGTAAAAACCAAATTCTCCAATAAAAATTTCCTAAAAAACGACTTTCTAAAGCCTAAATATTATCCCGAATATTGGGATAAATTACCAAAAAGACCCGATATTTATATATGTTCAATTATGGGTGATATGTTAAGTAGTACTATAACTGACCTAAATCTTATAGACATACTTGAACATATAGAAAGAAGACCACACGATGTATTTTTCTTGCAATCAAAGAACCCAATAAGGTATTTTAAGTTTTTGAAAGAATGTTGGATAAAGGAAATACCCAAGAACATTTATTTTGGAACTTCTGTTGAAAATAATAATTATAACTGCAGAATAAAAGATTTATCCAAACTTAAATTTTTAAATAAATCAATTCATCTTTGGTTAGAAATCGAACCTATCATGGGTGATTGTTCCAAACTTGATCTTTCACTTATGGAATATATAACAGTTTCAACTATAGGGTTTGATCAAACTTATAGATCAACTATTGATAACCATATATTGAGCATAGGTGAGCTATATAAAGATGAATGGATAGAATCATTATATGAAAACCAAACGGTAAATAAAAATATACTTAGATTTTATAGCAATGTACTTGAACTGACACATTCATATAAAATATTGAAACATCCAAATTTTGATGTATATAAAATTTTGTATAAATTGGATAATAAACAAGTTAATTCTTTATTTTAATGGGTAAAAAGAATGAAAGTCCTGTTATTGTCGGCAGGATAGCTTACGAACGTTATAGAGTTATAGAAACTGAAAATGGTATTATAAGGCAAGGTATGGGCTTAAGCGGTAAAATTGAGGCAATAATAGTACATATCACAGGTGGTATACATGTCAGATTTTCTACAGATGTTGCAGCTAATACTGTTCCAATAGAATGGGTTACCACAGATGAAAAAATGTCCAAAATTGATATAACTATGCTTGAAAGTATTAAAATACTTTCAAGGCAAACAAAACATGTATTATGTAATTCAAAGATAAGAGTTAATAGAAAAATGTTCTCGGAAAAATTAGAATTCTTAGCAAAACAAAGAAAGCAATATGCAAACAGAAACTAAAGTAGCACATTTAAGAAATATTTTAACCCCAATAAAAAACTATTTCTCAATGTTGAAAGCCGATAAAAATAATCAGGTAATTAGTACTTTGCTGCTTGATAAAGAAGCTGACAATTGTATTAAAGTTCTACCTGAGATATTGGAACTTATGGATAAATTACCACCCCATTATCTTGGATTTTTTGAATATCCACAATACTGTAATACATGTGATTATTTCAGTAAAGATGTCAAGAAATGTAAAAAATGTGCTTCATCGGGTTTAGAAAAAAGAACTAATCACAGCGATAACTATTGGAACGGTGTTATTGTTGATGCAAGAATTGTTAGTGATACCACATTTGCAACAAGATTACATGGTTTTCTATCAGATGTGGAAACCAATGATTGTATATCATGTGAAGAGCTTGAATATCTGAAAACGATTTCTGAAAAACTATTGAAATTCCAACAAATGACAGCATCTGATGAAAAGGAAATTGAATACCTCAATACAACAAAAAAAGGCTTATAATGTATTATGACTTTATGGGATATAAGGTTTTGCCTGTAATTTGGTTTTTTGAATATACAAATTGTTATATGATTATATACCTCATATTTCCTGAAAGAGTTCAGGTAATGATTTGAAACCGTTTAATATTAACTAATATAAAATAATGTTACGATTATAGATAAATGATGGTGATTATTATTCGGCTTGGTGTTGTCGTTGTGGTAAATCCACAGACTTGACTATTAAATTAGGGCTGTCCCCTAATTCCGTTTCCAACCCGAAATCACCAAATCCGTTCCCGATATTCGGAGTCCATACAGGCATTTGGTAGAAATGCCATCAATACCTGACTTTGGACATCACAAGCAATCTGACCTACAACTCAGAGCATGCAACTATTGGGAACACTGATTCCGTGAAGATATAAGCCATCTTCACGGAATCTTCGTTTTAAATAATTAAACAAATCATATGCAACCATTACAAATGATACAAGATTATAAATGCAGAATAAATTTGACAGACTATGATTTTGCCTGTCTTATGGTGGATGTTTATCCTATACTTTTAATTACAAAATTACAAAATAAAATAGATTTGGATGATTTGGATGATAAAGGTATAGAAACAAATCAACACATAACAGTAGTATACGGAATTGATACTTATGTTGGACTTTCTAGGATGTTGACTATGATACCTAAAAATATTGGCACTTTAAAATTAGGAAAGATAAGTGTTTTCGAAAATGAAAAATATGATGTATTAAAAGTGTCAATTATACCATCTAATGAATTGTTGAAATTAAGATCAGATATAGTCAATAAATTACATGTTACATTAACATACCCAAATTTTGAACCTCATATAACGCTAGCATATCTTAAAAAAGGAACTGCGGCAAAATATTTACTTAAATTTGGAAATATAGATTTAAGTAATGAGGTTGTTGTATTTGATAAATATAATTATTCAGGCGGTAATTTAAATGAAACATTTATAAAGTTATAATGAAATTAATAGCCGAAACGTTGACCGATGAAATGATGATAACACCATATTCAACTATGGTATCTAGAAATCAAAAATGGTTTTACGATAATTACTTGACTGATCAGTCTAGTAAAAATTTACCCGAAAAGAAAGATAAAATATTTTTAATTCCTGGTAAAATTTATACATTCGGATATAATCCAATAACCCCTGAGGAAAAATTACTTGCTCAATGCCCCGCTTTTTCATTCAGACCCATAAATTTCATAATAGGTCAAAAATTTACAAAATCAGGTGATTTCAACCCTTACGGAATTAATCTTACATTCGTACCACCAAGGATAAGGATACAAATACTAGACCAAATCATACGTGTGTTTGGCTCAGAGATAATAAATCCATCAATTAATCAAATGAAAGCTGGGAATCAACCAACTAGAACTTTACCCGTTAATTGGGAAATGATGCAAAAAATGCTTGAAAATAGTGGATTTGAATATTGTATACGTTCATATAAATATTCGGCATTTACATCACCACCTCAAATTATTAGCTATGAAGATTGGCATAGATTATGTACTTTTACAATTCCTTTTATAAAGACAGCCAACCTTCTCGGTATAAGGAGTGTATATATGTCATATTACGATAATCTTACGGGTGTA